GCCGTACAGGATGTCGGCCGCGCCCTCGAATGTCGTCGGATCGACGCCCACGACGAGCGGTTCGAAGTCAGCCTGCGCGATGCGCGGACAGATGTATCGATCTACGCCGACGCCGACGCCAAGCGGATGGTAATGCAAGTGCTCACTCTTCGGCCGGGCGCAGTGTCTACAAATCGGGTCTCTGTCCATGTCGCGCTCATTCTCGCCTGATGGTGGGCGTCCTGTCAAGCGTCGCCTTTCTCGCGCTCGAATTGCTCGGCGATCGCGGCGGTGCGCTGCGCGTACAAGGTCTGCAGGCGTTCGATGAATTGCCCGCGCGACGGCTGCGTACAGAGCGCCGTGATCTCCGCGACAATATCGATCAGCGCCGTCGCCACGATCTCTTGATCGGCCGCGCATGGCGTCATCCCGAATTGATCGAAGGCATCATTGACCGCCTTGTAGCAGAGCGCGCGGAAGAGTATCAGCCGTTCCACTTGCGCTGCATGGTACGCCTGGTCGTTCGCGTGCTCGGTCATTGGGTCGGTCCTTCCGATTTGGGGGTCGGGTCGACGCGGTTCGCGCGCCGCATGTAGTAGTCCTGGATCCATTCCACGAACCGGCCGCGCGCCGGCTGCGGACAGCCGGACGTCAACTCGCCGGCCAGGTCGATCAGTGCCGTGACCATCAGCGACGAATCGCCATCGCGGAAGCCCAAGAGGCTATGGCCCGCCGCGACCGCGGCTCCGATGATCTCGCGGAAGATGACCATGCGCTCGTAGTGCTCGCGCGTGGCCACGACTTCGTTCATGTCTTCGATCGCGTCGTCCTCATTCATAGCGGCCGACCGCCTCCAGCTCGCGCCATTCGTCATACACGACGCAGCCGCGCAAGCGGCCGTTCTCCACCGTGAGCAAGATGTCGGTGCCGAGCTCGATCTGCACCGCCGGCGCCGTCAAGCTCTGGTACGTCACCATGCCCGTCAGATGGTAGCCCTCGCGCGCCGTGCCCGTGACTTTGAAAAAGCCCGCGCGCAGGTTCACTTTCGCGCCGTAGCGATCGCGGTCGAGCGTGACCACGCCGTCGGCGTACCACCAGCCCACGGCCAGGCCGGTTGACCCCTTGAGGACATAGATCCCGCCGCCGCGCGCCAGCGGACGGATCGTACTTTGCAGGACGAGTGTTGGCGTCGTCATGAGTGCCGGCGTGCTGGCCTGCGGAGTGTTGCGGTTCGTCATCGGTGCTCCTTTTTCGGTTCGCGTTCAAACTCAGCCAGATACAACGTAACTTGGACCCGAATTTCTTTTCGACGTCGATGCGCCGCCGACCGCCGCAAACGCGCGCGCGCCGCGCCCGCCCGCCCCCCGACGGGGGACACCGGCCGGCCGATCTATTGGGCGTTCGGATAGCGCCGCCGGATCTCCGCCGGCGTCAGTCCGGACGCGATCACGGTCGTACGGCCGCCGGCCGCCAGCGGCTGGACGCTGATAACGTCCAACCGCCGATCGCGCGCGGCCGCCTGCGTCAGAAACGCGCGCGCCAGCTCTAACGCGTGCTCCGCCGATCGCGCGTCCAGCGTCGTATGCCGGCCGTGATACGTGCAATGCACGACCGGCCGGCCGTGCGCGGTGGTCACGACGGCGCCGTACGCCTTCATGATTGCACCGCCCGCGTCGCGCGCAGTTCCGCTAACGCGCGCTCCGCCGCGAGCGCGCGCGCTTTCCAGGACGGCGCCGCCGGCCGGCGTGCCGGCTCGGATCCGGGCGCCGGCAAGCTGGCCAGATAGCGCGCGGCCGTCATGGCGCGCCGGCCGGCATAGGTGGCGAGCTCTAACGCGTCATCGTCCAGTGTCACGGTTACGCCGGTTTCGATGATCCAGGCGAACAGCCGCGCGCCGTAGTGGGCCCGCGGTTCGTCGACGTGCGGCGCCGGCGGAAAGGGAATCTCGGGATAGGTGGCCATGGTCTCGGGTCCTCGGACAGACGGCGCGCCGGCACCGGGCCCCATTGCCCGGCGCCGACGCTAAGCCGTGCTAGGCAGCCACGCGGGCGCCGCGCGCCAGCACAACCGCGGCCAGCTTGTCGATCGCGTACCGCTCATCCTGATAGCCGTCGTCCTGACTCATCCGTGTGAGTCCTTGCGCGATCCCCCAGAACGACCGCGGCGAGACGTTCTCTTGCTGGACGCAGCGATCAAAGGCACCTTCCGCTTGTTCCTTCGTGGCACCCATGGCGCGCAGTTCGTCGACGACGGCCGCGCGGTCGTGGGCGATCTCGCGGTTAATGAGCGTCTGGATCAAGGCTTCGTCTTGGCTGGCCGGCCGATCGCAAAATCGGCGCGCGACGGTGGCGAGCTCGCGGACGACGTCCCGGACGACATTCGAGCCCACATGACGCCGGCGGAAGGATGACCCCAGCACGGCGCCCCACAGCATCCAATTCCCGCAGATGTAGCGAAACAGGACGGTTTCGATCGTGACGCCGGCGGCGCCGGTCTCGGAGTTCCGCAACATCACGGCGCGATACATCTGGCCGTCTTTGCCCGCGCTCGGATCCGTGACGATCGAACCGCCATCGATTTGGAGCACGAAGGAATCACGATCGCCGCGAAAGCCCGCGATCTCTTCCCCCGCCCACGTCGGCGCGTTCTGCCATTGGCCGCGCGTCGCGCTCGGCATGCTGAAGACGTGACGCTGCGCCAGGTCCAGCAAGTCGGCATCCCATGCCCGGCCGTAGGATTCGGACGTGCAAGCCCGGATAATCGGTTCCGGGTTCCCATTGGCCGCGCGCGCCAGGATGTTGGCCCGCGTGCCGACGGGCGCCTGCTGGATCCCGTAATTCAGACAATCGGCCGCGAGCGTCGGTGTCAAGGACCGGAGATAGCCCGCCGGCGCGCCGAGCGTGCGCGCAAGCTGGCCAAAGCTCCAATGGGTCATCGTGGCGGTACCGTTCGGACTCTGCAGCTTGACCCCGCCATCCGAGGGCACGGCGGCCAGGTCCCGAAGGTTGTACATCCGTTCGGCGGATAAGTTCTTGTCGTCGGTCGCGGCCATCAGGAGCGCGGCGAAGTTCGGGAACTGCTCATCCTTCGGACGGTTGGCGTATTGATTGTGAGCGGTCAGGATTGTCGACATCGGGTGTCCCTCATCGCACGTGTTGGGTTCCGAGCCGCGCGCCGTGCGATCGCGCGTCCCGGTTGGCGGCGCATGCTGGCGCCGGCACACACTGTAGAGCAAGCCCCGTGCCCGGTTATCGTGTCAGCTCGTGACTCTCACACGCCGGTCTCTGTCATGTCCCGGCCGCATGCCGTTCTGACCGTCCTGTAACCGGTCTCACAATCCGGTCACAAGACCGCGAGCCCGCGGCTCTCCTGACCGTTCCGGTCATCCCGCTTGACATCCCGCATCATCCCGGTACAATCCCGGAGGGCCCGGACAAGCCCGCTTGACCCGCACAAGCCCGTTAGACCCGGAACGACCCGGAACGACCCGGAATAGCCCGGGTTATGTGCCGAACCGGCACGGTGTATCCCCGCCCGGGCTCGGGACGTGACCCGGTCCAGCCTGCGGTACCTTGCCGGGATTGGCCCGGTCCGGCCAGGGCGAAACCGGGACTATGCACGGCTCGGGACTGTATACGGCACGGCATGATCCGGCTAACCTATTGATACAGAAGGACATGGCTTTTGTATGTCTGATAATGAGGGTTATGGTTACCTGCAATTCCGCAGGGAAACGGGCAAGCCAGGATTCGCCGGATCAAGGGCGGGCAGACCCGGGAGGGGTACCGACTCGTAGGACTACAACACCCGCTGAACTTTCGGGGCTGGGCGGGGTGACCCGGGGTGATACGGGTTGATACGGGTTGATCCGGGTCGTGGGCCGGGTCTGTGGCGGGCGGGGCCGCGGGTTGGCACGCGCGGCGGATCGGCCGGGACTGGGGCGGGGGGTGCGGGCGGGGCGGCCGGGTGCGGGCCGGAGCGGGGCGACACGGGCATTGCTGGATGTGCGCGGGCTGCGCGGGCTGTGACGTTTTCGCTTGACGGGATCGAGAGACACGGCGCAGACTGACGGGCATGGCAGGGATGGCGGGTCGGCAGCGCGCCGTGTCTCTCGACCTGGCGCGGGCTCAGGTGGCGCGCACGGGTCTGGAGCTCGTCATCCCGCCGTATGCGGACGTGCAGCCGTTGCCCGATGGCGCGTTCGTCGAAGTGCTGCTCTGGGTGCCCAAGCCGCCGGATCCTGACACGGTGGTCGGCCATGTCGTCGTGACGAGCGACGTCGTGCCCAGCGACGAAGCGCAGTTCAAGGATCGGCACGGGCGCTTGGTCGGCGTGATTACGGGCCTCACGTCCGAGAGCGAGCACTGACCATGTCGGACGAAGCGACGCGTTACCCGCTGGCGTGGCCGGCCGGTTGGCCGCGGCACAGTGGCGCGCGGAAGCATGCGGCCTTTTCCAAGCGGATTTGGACGGGCGGTGCGCCGGGCTCGGCGACGCAGTATCGGCGCAAGGAATGGCTGACCGTCGGCGACGGCATCAGCCGCTTGCTCGACGAATTGCGCCGGCTCGGCGCGCGCGACATCGTCATCAGCGCCAATCTGCACCGCAACCTCGATGGGTCCATTCGGGCGAGCCAAGCCAAGATGCTGGCGGATCCGGGCATCGCGGTCTATTTCAAGCTCAATCGACACGATCGGGTCTTGGCGTGCGATCGCTGGTATTCCGCGGCCGACAACATGGCGGCGATCGCGGGCCACATCGCGGCGATGCGCGCGCAGGACCGGTATGGCGTCGGCACGCTGGATCAGGCGTTTGCCGGCTACTCGGCCTTGCCACCGCGGGGCGCGACGTGGCGCACGACGCTCGGATTCACGCCCGACCAGGTCGTCACGTCGGCGGAAGTCGACGCGGCATTTCGCGCGCGCTCGAAGGGCGCCCATCCGGACCAACAGGGCGGCTCGCACGACGCGATGGCGTCGCTCACGGCCGCGCGCGCCGAAGCCCGGGAGGAACTGGGCGCATGATCGACTACGAGAAAGCGCGCGGCGTCGCCTACATGGCCGTCGGGATCCTGCTCGGGATCCTGATTGCCGGCACGCTGTTTATCTGCTCGGTCCAGTGGGACCGGGCCCGCTATCGGGAGTGCCGGGCGCACGGGTTTTCGGAACTCTACTGCGTGAAACAGTGATGAGTCGGCCAGATCGCGACACTGTGCCGCCCTGGCCGAAAACCTTCCTGACGCCCTCGCACGACCTGCGGATTGCCCAAGCGAACGATGGTCGGTTCTATGTGCTGATTACCGCTTCGCGGGACGCGCAGCACGAAACGGTCTTGCTCGCCGGCGCCGCGGATCCCGACCGGGCAATGCGGAAGGCGGCCAACGCGCTGGCCGACGCCGGCGCGACGCTGCGGCGGGGACTGCGCCGGCTCCGGCTCGAACGTCGGCGGCGCGATCGGGCCACAGCGACCGCTGTGACCGACAAAGTTGACAAACCGCGGTGACGTTCCGGATACTGAGCGCGTTCCTGTGGCCGAAACCATCGACGCCTTCACCAAGATCGACCGCCGCCAGGCGAGCAAGTTCGACGTGTGGCTCGATGGCCAGAAATGGCGGCTCTCGCGCGATGAGGACTGCGAAAATCTCGACTCCCTGCGCCGGAACCTGTATCGACGGGGCAAGACGCTCGGCAAACGGGTCGTGATCGCGGTTCATCCGCACCGCGGCTACCTCGAAGTCCAGGCCCTGGCCCCCGGTCGTCGGGCCAATGGCTGAACTCGTCCCCGACGCGCCGAAAACCCCGACGAAGGCGCCCTATCGGCGCCCGGGCGGCAAGCGGTTCACGTCCGAAGAATTCGCCCTCGCGCTGCGGCTGCTGACCGAAGTGCGTCCCGACGGCTCGAAGCCGTCCGATCGCGAGATCGCGCGCCTGATGGGGTGTAAGCCCGAAACCATCGGCACGATTCGGCGCACCTACGCCGACACGACGCAAGAAGCCCGCCAGATCCTGCGCGCGAGCGCGGCAACGGCCGCGAAAAACTGGCTGGCGGCCGAGAAAATCGCGGCCTCGGACGGCAATCACACGCCCGCGAAAGAGCACCTGGTCGCGGTCGGCGCCGTCGCGGAGAAATCGACGCCTGGCGCCGGCGCGACCGTCGTCGTCATCGGCATCGGCCAAGGATCGATCGGTCCGGATCCCTGGCAGAGCGTCAAGACGGTCGCCGGCGACGTGATCGACCTGCCGAAGACGTCGTGATGCAGGCGATCCCGCATGCGGTCGCCAAGTGTGGCTGGTGCGGCGGTCCGTTCTACAAAATCGACAAATTCTACTGGTGCCGGAGCGAGCGCTGTGCGGCCTTGCAGCGCGCGTACGGCGTCGGTGTCAACACGGCGAACGGCTGGAAGTGGCTGTATGTGCCCTTGCCGAACCAGGTGGATCTCGAAGCCGCCGGCGCGCCCTACCGGCTGCACGGCGGCGCCGCGGGCCCAGGCAAATCGACCGGCGCACGTTGGTTGCTCTACAAACTGGCGATGCGCGTTAAGAACTTCGAAGCGCTCTTGCTGCGCCGCACGTTTCCCGAGCTTGAAAAGACGCACCTGCGCCGCATGCAGCGCGAAGAGACGATCCTGCGCGATCATGGCATCGACTGCGAGTACAAAAAGGCCGATCGACAAATGCTCTTCCATTCGACCGGCGCGATCATCGAAGCCGGCCACTTGGAAGACGAAGCCGCGGTCGAACGCTACCTCTCGACCGAATATGACGCGATTGTGGCCGACGAAGGCGGCGGCTTTCCGCCCACCGCGCTCCTGGAGCTCTCGACGCGCGCCGTCGGGCGCTCGGATCGGCCGGAAATGGCCGAAGTGGGCGGCCCGTTCTTCCTGGTCGTCACCAACCCAATCGGTCCAGCCGTCGCCGTGCTCCGGGACTTCTTCATCCTCCATTTGCCCGACTGGGAGACGTTCCCGCACCTGAAAGAGCGCTATAACCCGGCCGAATGGCGGTTCACGCCGGCGAAGCTCGAAGATAATCCCTATCTCAACGCGAACTATGAGACGTCGCTGGCCATCTTGGGCAAAACGCGCTTTCGGCAGCTCCGGCATGGCGATTGGTCGGCGATCGAAGGCGCGTTCTTCGAACGATGGGCCGAAACGCGCGACGGGCGGCCGCATCACGTGCGCCGGGTCCCGATTGACGGCCGCCGCGCGCTCTGGTTCCGCTCCCTCGACTGGGGTCGCGTCAAACCGGGCTGCTGTTTGTGGTGGGCGGTGCTGCCCGATTTTCACTATCACATCGCGGCCGAATACAAGTTCCAAGGCCAGAGCCCGACGCAGGTCGCGCGGGCCATCCTGGAACGCGACAAGGCGCTCGGCATCGAACGCGTGCTCTACACGGCGGCGGATCCGGCGCTCTTCATCCGCCTGCAGGACGATGGCACGTCGATCGCCGACGCGATGGCAAAGGCCGGCGTGCGCTTGCGCGACCGAATCTCCAACAGCCGCGTCAATGGGTGGGCGCGCGTCGACGAGCTCTTCACCGACGACCCGCAAGGAAATCCCTGGCTGACGGTGGATCCGACCTGTAAGTATTTTCGGCGCAGCGTGCCGTTGCTGCAGAAAGACAAGAACGAAGCCGAAGATGTGGATACCAGCGGCGACGATCACGCCGGCGATGCCTGCCGCTATGGCGCGATGAGTCGACCGCCGATCCCGACGTACGTGCGTGACGCGCCACCGCCCGGATCCGTGGGCGCGATCGCGGAGGAAATGCGCGCGGCGATCCAAGAAGACCCGCAAAACTAGACAGGACTGCTAGACTCTGCCCTATGGCGAAACGCCCCACCCCCGCACCGGCGCCCACCGACGTCCAGCTCGCCATTCCGCTCCCGACGGGCGCGACCGCCGCCGGCTCCGAGAAGTGGTGGAGCGAAGAGATTGAGCAAGCGCAGAAGCGGCGCAAAAAGGAACTGCCGCTGTGGCGCGCCAACCTCGACCGCTATCGCGGCGAAAAGCCCAAGCTGACGGGCCTCAACGCGCGCGACGTCATGCCCGTCAACGTTGACTTTGAAAAGGTCGAAGCGAAGAAATCGCAACTCTTCTTCCAGCAACCCGACATCATGCTCGAACCGCGCGACGGCCAGAACAAGGAAGTGGCCGCGCTTTTCCGCGATGTCATCAACTACTACCTGGGCACCGAGGAAGCGAACGTCCTCTCGATGGTCGATGAAGTCATGCTCGACCTGTTGTGTCCGGCCGGCCTCGGGCCGACGAAGATCGGATTTGAGGAAGTGAAATTGCCGGTTCAGGTGCCGGTGAACGACCCGACGACCGGCCAGCCGGCGGTGGATCCGACGGGGAAACCGCAGACACAGACCGTCTCGAAGCGCGTGTACGCGCGCTACTTCTGGGAGCGGATCTCGCCGGCGCGGCTGCTGATCCCGAAGGGATTCAAGTCACAGAATTTCGACCGGGCCGATTGGCTCGGATTCGAGTACGACCTGACCGAGTCCGAAAAAAAGCACGCGAACACCGCGGGCCCGGGGCCGATCGGCGAAGACGAAAGCCTGTCCCCCCCGAACGACAAGGATGGCGCCGGCGATCGGCCTGATCGCGCGATCGAAATTTGGTACCGGGCATCGGCTTTCGATGATACGGTCACGGATCCGCGCCGCTATCGACGGCTGGTGATGACGATGCAGGGCAAGCGCGATTCGCGCGTCACCGTGCATGAAGATTCGCCGTATCAGACCCTCACGCCCGAAGGCGCGTTCCTCGCTGGCATGCTCGGCAACCCCATCCACATCCTGACGCTGCGCCCGATGACGGATACGGCGTACGTGCCCAGCGATTCCACCGTGAGCCGGGGCCAGGTCGACGAGCTCTCGACGGGCCGCTCGCAGATGATCCTGCAGCGCAAGCGTAATCTGCCCATGCGCGGCGTCGATCGCGGCAAGGTCGACAAGAAAGTGCTCGACGCGCTGGAACGCGGCGAAGTGCAATCGGTCATCGGCGTCGACGGCGACCCGGACCAGGTCATCAAGGTCATCGCCTCGGCGAATTTGCCGCAGGAAGATTTCACGTTTAACAACATCGTCTCGCAGGACATCGATCGCCTCTGGGCGCTCGGCGCGAACGCGTCGGGCACGCTGGCCGCGCGCCAAGCCACCGCGACCGAGAGCGCGAACATGCAGCGCGGCACCGACAACCGCCTCGTCAAAGAGCGCAATCGCGTGATGACGTGGTACGTCAAGGGCGTCGAGAAGTTCTCGTCGCTGTTGCAACTATTCGGCGACGAAGCGACCGTCGTGCCGATCACGGGCCAGCAAAGCGCGCAGGTCTTTCAAAGCTGGGACCGCACGAAGACGCCGGGCCGCTACATGTTCCGGATCCGACCCGATTCCTCTGTGCGCGTCGATGCGGCCGAAGACCTTGACCGCCTGCTCCGCGCGTACAATCTGCTCGCCAAGGACCCGCACGTCAATCGCGTGGAACTGCTGAGCGCGATCGTCGTCAAGTTCGGCCTGGATCCGCAAAAAGTCATCGTCGCCCAGCTCCCGCCGCCGTCGCCCGAGCCGCCGAAGCCGACCATTTCGCTCAAGGCCGAGGACCTGGGCAATCCGCTCGTGATCCAACTGCTCGCACAATTCGGGATCAAACTCACGCCGCCCCCGCCGCCCGAACCGGTGCCGTTGCCCGGCCAGGCGCCGGCGGCCGCCGCGGCTGTCGCACCGGCCGCAGCGCCGGCCGCGCCACCGGCGGGCGTCGTCCTACCGAGTCCCGCGCATCCGGGCGGGGCCGAACGGATGCAGCCGATCGATCAGCATGAAGCCGATCGGACCGGCCGCCGCTCCGGGCCGGGCCCCACGCGAGCCCACTGATGGCGCGCTATTCCTTCGTCATCCGCACGCTGGTCTGCCCGACCTGCGAGCTCCAGCACACGCTGCTCGTCGATCGCAGTCCGGGCGCGGCACCGCCGCAATGCGCGACCTGCGCCGTCGAACTCGTCACGCTCGGCGCGCTCGCGCCCAAATCGCCGACCGTCGTCGACGACGTGCTCTGGGGCGGCCCGCAGTACGTGCATAACATCACGGACGATCCGGTCTGGGTCGAGACCAAGAGCCAGTACCGCGCCCTACTCGCCGCGCACAACATGAAACAGCGCGTGCGGCACGTGCCGGTGCCCGGCACCGACAAGAGTCCGATCACGCAAAGCTGGAATATCGGTCTGCCGGCGGGCGTGGATCCGCGGCCGATGTGCATGCTCTCCCCCGAGGAACAGCAGGCCCGGCGCGTTACCGAAGCGAAACGGCTCGGCTTCACCGTCGATGAGCTCGCGGCGATCGATGAGACGACGGACCTGGGCGACCTGGTCGTGATGCGCGAACCGACGCCGGCGTGCGAATTCTTCCCCGACTGATGAGGTACGATCGGCCATGAAGCAGAACGACACCACGACGATTTTGACCCTGGGCGACGGTGACAATCGGCGCAATGAAACGCTGCCGACGACGATTCTGACGAGTGAGGACGCAACGATCCTCTGCCACTATCGCGCGTTCCTCGACGCGCACGAACTGCGCGAATCGATCTATTGCGATGAGTGCGCGGGGCCGCCGGATCGGGGCGCGAAGATCGCCCGCGGCGATAGTCAGGTCGCGGTCTTTTGTCCTCATCGCGTCTGGTTTTTCCAAGGCGCCCTCCCGAAGCCATCGACGTACGATCTGACGGCCGGCCCGATCATCCAGCCCGGACACGCGCTGCGCGTCACGCTCACCGACGAAGACCTGCAGGTCACGCTCGGCGAGAGCACCGCCAAGCTCCTGCGCGCCTACAAGCGGCTGTGCCAGAAATATGGGTGGAAAGAAGCGCTCGATTGCCGCACGTGCTGGGCCAATGGCCAGCCGGAAGGGATGCGGGCCTTTGTCACCGATGACCGGATCGCGTTCATCTGCCGGCACCGCACCCTGGCCTACGTCGGGCAGACCGCGTAACGCGGCTCTGTCGGGATTTCCACAGGTCTTGCACAGCTCGGTTTCGGATCGGCTCTCGGTCTAACCGCGGGTTGGGGCGGGACTTACGGGAAGATTTGCACAGCTTTTCCACTTTTCCACAGCCGATTCTTGTTCTTGATCTTTGTACCC